ATACGTTATCGAGTTCGTGGAACATTTTAAATTTAAGAACCTACAACATGAAGTCATTGTGATCAAAGATCATCCTGACATCGACGTTAAGTTCTTTGATGTTCTCGATACCTTAATCGACCAAGTAGGCTTACTACACAAGGGTTAATATGCAATCACTAATGTACGATTGGGGAGTCATGGCTACTAAGCCTGAACTCCTCGGTAGACTATTGAAGACATATGTATTCGATCTAGAATCTAACGGATTGTTAGACACCATGGATCGGATTCATTGTATCGTCATTGAAGATTTCAATACTGGTGTGACTTGGAGTTATACTCCTGATCAGATTGAAGCAGGTATTCGTAAGCTAGAAGAAGCAGATGAACTAGTTGGTCACAACATCATTGGCTTTGACTTACAAGCAATCAGAAAGATTTATCCTTGGTTCAAACCTAGAGGTATTATCAAAGATACATTGTGCATGGCACGTGTTATCTGGTCCGATATTAAAAGTTCTGACTTTGGTTTATTCCGTAAAGGAAAGATCAGTGCCAAGAACATCGGTCGTCATAGCTTAGAAAGTTATGGTGAACGTATTGGAGAACTCAAGGGTGACTACGGTAAGACAACTGATTGGGCTAACTTTACTCCAGAGATGCTGACTTACTGTCAACAAGATGTGAGAGTAACTAGTAAGCTGTATCACAAGATTCTATTCAAAGCGTTTCCTGAATCTGTACTTCGTATGGAACAGGACATTCACACAATCTGTTTGGATCAGGAGCAATTTGGTTTTACGTTCAACGAACATAAGGCACAAATTCTCTTAGCTAAACTACTGGCACGAAAGGCAGAGCTATATGCTTCTATCTTCTTACAGCTTGGACCATCATGGATTGTTGGAGTGGAGGACAGAACGTCCTCACGTACAGTTAAATACAAAGATGTTGAGAAGGGTAATGAGTTTGCAGGATCACAATGGACAAAGATTAAAGTTGTTGCATTCAATCCTAACTCACGTGCTCACTTAGCCAAACGTCTAATCGAAGTATTCAAATGGCAACCAACAGAGTTTGGTGAAGATGGATTACCTAGCTTAGATGATGAAGTTCTTACGAGCATGGGATTACCAATCGCTAAAGACCTACAAGAGTTCCTGATGATTCAGAAACGTCTAGGTCAACTAGCAGAAGGTGAACAAGCTTGGATGTCACTGGTAGACGAGCAAGGACGTATCCATGGACGAGTTAATACCATGGGTGCTATCACTGCACGTGCCTCACATTCAAAACCTAACCTCGCTCAAATTCCTAGCAATGACTCACCATATGGACATGAGTGCCGTGAACTGTTCACACCTCCTAAGGGATGGAAGCAGTTTGGTACAGATGCCAGTGGACTTGAACTTCGTATGCTTGCACATTACATGGCAGCTTATGATGGTGGAGCTTACGGTAAGGAGTTACTAGAAGGTGATATTCACACCGCTAATATGAACGCTGCAGGTCTAGCCTCAAGAGCTATGGCTAAGAAATTCATTTACACTTTCCTATATGGTGGTGGAGATGAGAAAGTAGCTGAAGTATTCGGTGGAACTAAAGCACAAGGTAAAGCACTTAAAGAGAAATTCTTACGCAACACACCTGCACTTAAAGCTTTGAGAGAAGCTGTAGCTGACAGGGTGGAAAAAACAGGATGCCTCAAAGCACTAGATGGTCGTATTATTCCTGTTAGACATAAACACGCTGCACTTAATACTCTCTTGCAAAGCGCAGGAGCTATTGTGTGTAAGCAATGGTGTATCTATTTTCACCAACTTCTTAGAGAAGCAGGTTACGTTCTTCATGTTGACTATGCACAACTTGCATGGGTACATGATGAATTACAAATTGGATACAATCCTAAGCGTCTAACTAATGAACAGCTTCTAGCATTCAGTAAACAGTCTATGGTTATGGTTACACAACTATTCAAACTTCGTATCCCTGTGGATGCTGCAGGTAACTCAGGAGACTCTTATGCTGAAACTCACTAATAGATATGTCCCTGATCACGTATGTCCTGATGCTTCTATTCCTATTACTGAGAATATATTCTTCGTGACTAGGAACAGTCGGGAGACTAAGGACTACGTTGATGGATACACCAGAGCTTTCATTATGCAAGCAGGTGCAGTAGAATTTAAAACACTAAATGACTTGGAGAAAGTTTATGAAGAAGAATGAAGATGAGGATAAACCTAGTAATGGTTTGTCAGCTCTGATTCTGTTATGTCAATTGGTCGTGGCAACGCTAGGGATAGGCTTTATCGCTCTTTCTAGTATGCCTGATAAGATTGCACCTGTTGTTCATCAGAACGTGGCTAGAGATTATGTAGCACCTTATGTGTACCTTGTAGAAGAAGGACGTATGTTTGGTACTGGATTTGATCTCAGAGTTGGTAATAGAATTATAACTATTACTAATCGCCATGTATGTCAGAATTACATTCCAGAGAATGCTGACGTTATCAAAGGTAAAAAGATTACTGTAAATGGTAAAGAAGAATCCGTTATTGCTATTAGTGAAACTGAGAACGATCTATGCGCGATTACATCGTCAAGTAGATTAGGTTTGAAGTTAGCTGAGTATGAACCATCAGATATGTCACAGGTAATTACTGTTGGATACCCTGAGGGTTTCTCTAAGATGGCTAAGGATGCTAGGGTTATTAAGTACGAGGATGTAAAATATCCTTGGAACAAATCTGCTGTTAGAACTCTCCTATTGTCTGGAAGAACATTTGGTGGTCAATCAGGATCACCTGTTGTCAACCTAGATGGTGATGTTGTGGGTGTTATGTTTGTTAGGAACAATGATCCCTTCCATCATGGAGGAGCTGTACCACTTGCTGAACTCAAACAATTCCTAAAGGAAATACAATGAAACGTATAGTCTTAATTGATGCAGACATTGATCTGTATCAGATTACACAGAAGGCTCAACTAGAAGTACAATGGGATACCGATACAATTACTATGACCTGTGACATTGAAACTGCTAAAACAGTACTGGATGAAACTATCAAGGGTATTGTAGACAAGTTGGAAGCAGATGGATACCTCCTCTGCCTTACTGGAGATCACAATTTCCGTAAGACAAACTTTCCTGAGTATAAATCTAACCGTAAAGAAACTCGCAAACCAATTGGGTACTCAGTACTCAAACAGTATGCAATGGATAATCATCCATATAAAATCTATGACGAACTAGAAGCTGATGATGTCATGGGAATCATGGCTACCAAAAAGAATCCTGATGGTATTGAATATGTGATACACTCTATGGACAAGGATATGAAAACTATCCCTGCTCTATTGTGGAACAGATTCGAGAGCAAGATCAAACTCACAAGTGAACTAGAAGCCAACCGCTTCTTGTACACCCAGATACTTACTGGAGATATCTGTGATGGCTATAAAGGCTGTCCTAAGGTTGGTCCTAAGAAAGCTATGGAAGCACTAATGCTCTGCACCACAGAGCGACAGATGCGTGAGGCAGCTTATAAGTTATATTGCAAACACTACAAAGATGATGAAGTCGCCAAACAGGAGATGATCATCCAAGCAGGACAAGCACGTATCCTAAGAAGCTCTGACTTTGACTTTGCAACTAAACAAGTAATCATTTGGAATCCATGGAGAAATGACAATGGGAACATCGAAGCAGAACAGAAAGTACAAGAAGTTACCGGACGAGTCGGAGAGTCAGATTCAATACAGAGTCCTAATTAACAACAGCTATTACTTAGATGGTTGGTGGGAATCTTGGGAAGCTGCTGAGATGTCTGGAGAGAAGTTCATTAAAGGTAAACGTATGCGATACGCAGTAGTAGCCGGAGGCTCAAATGCAAAATCTTGATCAAGTTATTAAACTAGTAAATAAAATGCTAGTTACTGAACGTGTGTGGTCAACTAAAGAGTCCCACAATCACGAACAAATTATTAATCATACCTTGGAACAACAAGGTGTACAAAAAGTTTTAGACCTTCTGAATAAAATCAACGATGGGGATCAAAACCTAAAGGATGTTATGCAGAATCTATAAGAGGAGAATTATATGGGAGGCAAGAATAGTTTTTTTAATAACCCAACTGGAAGTGTGGGTGAGAGTGTATTTGGTAGTAACTCATTTCTAGGCAGCTTTTTGGGTATTGGTGGCAAGAGTCCATTTGGTGGACAAAATAATACACTGACAAAAGCTATCAAGGATATTCCGGCATATGCCTTAACAGGTGGTGCTTTGGCTGAAACCAATCCACTAAGTCTGAAAAATACAATGAGGAATATTGGGGAAGGTCTAGGTGAGATCACTGGTTCAAATGCATTGCGTAAAGAAGCAATGGATCAACAACAAGCTAATGAAGAAGAAGCCAAGCGTCAAGCTATGGTATCCGATGCAATGGCTCGTAACCAAGGTGGTGATGCAACCAATATCTTTCTAGGCACAGGTAAACGTGGTGGTAAAGGTGGCAAGGGTAGTGGTACAGGCGCAGCAGGTACTGGTAACTCACGTGACACTGGTGTACAATCCTAGGAGGAACTATGTGGGGAAGTCTAGGTGGTCGAGGAGTAGTACCATTCGATAAAAATAAGAAAGGTACTATTGGAACAAATGAATCCCAACCTGAACCAGTTGCTGAAGTGGTTCCTACAGCACCGCAAGGTACTGCTGAGAACCCTTGGCAGGTAAGAAGAACTAAGATTTGGAAAGATAAGGACGGTGTGATTCATAGAAAATCATACTAACCGAGGAGTAAACAAATGAAGTACGAAGAAATGAAAAGCTCTGAACTATGGAAGCAATGTACTAAAGATAGACAAAACTACATAGACAGAGCACGTGAAGCATCTTTGTTAACTCTCCCTCAGATTTATCCCCCAGAGGGATCAGATAGTAATACTAAATATCCTACACCATATCAATCGGTAGGTGGTAAAGGTGTGAACAACCTAGCGAATAAAATCGTTCTTAGTTTGTTTCCACCATCACAGGCATTCTTCAAGCTAGGGCTAAGTCCCTCTGAGCTTGCTGCTACAGGCAGATCAGAAGGTAGTGTGAAGGAAGCGATGTATGTACTGGAGAGAGCAATTGTAAATGAAATGGAACTAAGCTCACTAAGACCTAAATTAGTATTAGCCCTTAAGCAAGGCATTATTGGTGGTAGCTTTGTGATGTACATCCCAGATGATGGCTCACCTGAAGTGTTTCACCTAAATGAAATCGGAGTCAAACGAGATAAACAAGGTAACGTGCTGAAGCTAATATTAAAGCAATCAGTGATGTATCAAAGTTTGGCACCTAAGATTCAAGCACAACTAGATAAGGACAAAGACCTGTCTGATGATTGCAAGAACGGAAAGAAAGCCCTAGATATGCATACCTGTATTGTAAAAGATAAAGGAATGTTTAAGGTGTGGCAAGAGATTAAAGATAACAGAATACAAGGTACTGATGGAACTTATAAACCACAAGACTTACCTTATATCTTTGTACCCTTTGTAGACAACGGAGAAGACTATGGACGTTCATACGTTGAAGACTTCATTGGTGATCTACAGTCTTACGAGGGATTAAGACAATCGCTATTAGAGGCGGCTGCTGAGTCTGCACGTATAATTTACCTTCTCAATCCTAACTCAGTTCTATCCTTAAAGAAACTCAAAGAAGCTCAATCAGGAGATGTTCTCCTAGGTAGCCTCGATGATGTTGGAGTACTCCAAGCAAATAAAAGTTTGGATATGGCAGTGACCCAAGCGGAAGCTGACTCGCTTAGACAAGAGATTTCAATTACGTTTCTATTAGACAGTGCTGTTCGCAGAAATGCTGAACGTGTTACTGCTGAAGAAATCAGACAAGTATCACAGGAGCTTGAGGTTGGCTTAGGTGGGATTTATTCTACTATTAGCAACACACTACAAAGACCCTTGGTACGACTGTACATGAACCGTTTAGTGAAGAAGAAAAAGTTGAACGAGGTTCTCAAAAACTCAACAGAGTTAGAGATCACAACTGGTTCCGCTGCACTTGGTCGTGGATCAGATTTCCAAACTCTTACTACCTTTGTTACTACATTGACTCAAATCATGTTAGCGACAGGAGCAGGAAGCTACATTGATATGCCAGAGTTGATTAAGCGTTTAGCTTACTCTCTTGATATTAACACAGCTACTCTAGTTAAGACACAGGAACAAATTGCTGCTGAACAACAAGCAGCGTCTGAAGCACAAGCTCAACAAGAAGCAGCTCCAGATATTATGAAACAAAACAATGAAGCACAATTACAACAGGAGTAATTTATGGCTAATGAACAAACATCCACAGCAGCACCAGTTCTAGACAATGCAGCGATCACAGGAACACCAGATGCAGGGGCAAGCACTCAGAGTACGAGTACTCAAGCAGAAGTTGCACAGACACCTACGAATCCTATGAACACTAAGTTGACACCTGAGACTGCTATTGTTAAACCAGTTGCACCCAAGGAAGCCCCAAAGCCTACTGAAGCGCAAATGGCTACTAAGATTGACTACAGAGAAATGATTTCTAAGCACATCGAAGAAGAAGGCGGTTTGACCGACGACGACTTTAAGTCTATGGAGTCTCAAGGTCTTGATAAGGATCACTTCCTTATGATGGCTGAGGCACAGAAAACTATCATGCTTAAGAACAATGATACTTTGTATGCATTCGTAGGTGGTAGAGATAACTATGAAAGTCTTAAGACGTTCGCTAACGAACATTTATCTGAAGGTGAAATCCAAGGTTACAATTCCGCTTTAAGAAGTGGTAACATGAAACTTGCTGAGATGGCTGTCCTAGGATTAAATGCTATGGCAGAAAGAGAACGTGGTCGTGCTCCTCAGGAAAGACTAACTGCTGATGGTGGTGCTCAAGGCTCCAACGATCAAGCATACTCTGACCAACAGTCACTGATCAAAGATATGAATAGTAGACAGTATCGCAATGATCCTGCTTTTAAAGCAACCGTCGATGCACGACGAGCTAAGTCAGGATTCTAATTTAATTATGTAAGGAGATTTTATGACTATTGAAGCTTCACTCTCACGTTCTGGACAAAATAACCAAACTGGAGATGCACGTGTACTATTTGAAAAGAAAATGCAAACGGACATCCTACGTTATTTCCAATCAACTAACATTGCAAAAGAATTGATTACAAACAAAACAATTGAAAACGGTAAGTCTGCCGCTTTCCCAATCGTTGGTAACGCTGCTGCTGCTTACCACGTTGCAGGTACTTTGATCGAAGGCGACAACATCGCTGCTACTGAACGTGAGATTACAATCGATGATATGTTGATTGCTTTCGCATACGTTCCAGATATTGATGATGCAATGGTTCACTATGATGCAAACTCTGCATACAATGAATCTATTGGTCGTGCTCTTGGTAAGCGTTATGATCAAGATGCTTTCCGTATGGTTGCACGTGCAGGTAACATTGTTGATGCTGCTACAGCTCTTGCTGCAGGTCTTCTAGTGTTCGCTGATGATATCTACTCAACAACTGTTACATTCGCAGTACTTGCTGATGAAACAGTTGGTGCTAAAGTCTATGAGAAAATCGTAGAAGCTATCTCTCAATGGGTTGAGAAAGACCTTGTTGGTGAGCCAGTTATCGTTCTTAAACCTGCTTCTTACTTTGCTCTATTGAATAACCCTGCTAATACAGGTATGACATGGGCAAATGATGAAGCATCTCAGTCTGGTAAAGTACCTATGGTTCTAGGTAAGAAAGTTTATACAACTCCACATTTACCTACTGCTGATGATTCAGCTAACACTGCATTGAATGTTAAATATCGCTTTGACTATACTAAGACTGTTGGTCTAGTATTCGCTAAAGAATGCGTAGCTTCATTACAGTTGCTAGCTCTTTCTATGCGTTCAGATTACGTTCCTACTCGTATCGCAACATTAATTGTTGGTAAGATGCTAGTTGGTTTCGGAACTCTTAACCATAGTTCATCTATCGTTCTGAAGTCTCTCTAATCTTTAATTTGGGAGTGGCTAACGCTGCTCCCTTATTTTTTACTAACCTTATTATTACAATTATCAAAGTAAGGTTAAACTACTATAGGAGGAATTATGTTAACAGGATTGATGAGTGAACTGGAAGCAGTAAACAAAATCTTAGCCGTTGCAGGAGATTCACCTGTGCAAACTCTAGAAGATGATTATATACAAGCTATCTTGGCTCGACAGATTTTAACAAGAGCTTCTCGAAAAGTTCAAAGTTTAGGTTGGTGGTTTAATGAAGACGAAGGAGTAATTCTTATCCCTTCTATCACAGGAATGCTTACACTGGCTACCAATGTTATATCTGCGATAGCTAAAGATGATGCAGGGACTATTATCCAACGTGGTAATAGACTTTATGATAGACAAGAAAGAACATATGTATTCACTGAGAATGTTAAGTGTGACTTGGTACTCGCTTTAGAGTGGACTGAGTTACCTCAAGCAGCCAGAGAATATATATCAGATGTTGCTTGTACTCAGTACAATAATGATTTCTTTGGAGCACAGGAGATTAAACAAAATCTTCAGAAGAATGAAGGCGCAACATATCTAATTATGAAACAAGAAGATACTGATGCAAGAGATATAAGTATGTTAAACAATACTAGAGCACACAACATTGCATTCAGAAACAGAAGGGGGTAATTATGGCTTTGTTAACTCATACCATTCCCAACCTAATGAACGGAGTTTCTCAGCAACCAATTACGATCAGATTGGATAACCAAGCAGAGGAACAGATCAATGGTACGTGTCGAGTCAGTGATGGCTTGAGCAAACGTCTACCTATTGAAATGATCAGAGCAGAGGAGTACGTGCAGATTGGTTCACCATTCACACCACTTGTATTTGAAGATGCTACAACTAAGATGCACATGGTAAAAGGTGTAGACTCTTTAGGTGTATCTAGAACGTGTCAGCTTGCCTTAGATGGCATTACTGGTTCACTGGTATACAGATTCCTTGAGGCACCTTATTCACGTGGATTCTATGCTTGGAACGATGATTACCTCAAGACAACAAACAAGAGTAACATCAAGTTTCTAACCAACGGTCAAACAACTTATATCTTAAACAAACAGATTACCGTTGATATGACAGGTGGTGCTCCAGTAGGCAACGAAGATATCTATATGGTTCGACAAGGATCACTAGGATTCGTTAAGCAGGGTTACTTTGGTACATCGTATCACTGCGAGATAAATATTATTGATCGTGCCACAGGAGCTGTTCATGGCTCAGTACCTGCACAGATTGCTACATATACAACCAACGCTTCATCTGCCACAACAGCTCTAACAGAGTTACAGGTAACAATGATTGCCAATGACAACACTGCAGCTTCACCACTTAAGGCACTAAGTAGAGCCTTAGAGATTCTTAGAGCAGCTAATCCATACCTAAACTCTAACACTGAAATTATATCTGATGATAACTGGTTTCAATTGAAGTGGAAAGACTTCAGCTTGGAACCTAACTTCTACCGAATTGAAATGAAGTGTACAAGTACAACAGCAGCTACAGCTATCTATGCTGTCAATGGTGTGACCACCGATCCTCTAACATTACCTAAGACTGGTCCAGAAGGTTATGTGGTCAAGATTGATGGTGATCCAACAGCCGTAGGTGATCAGTACTATCTCAAGTATACTGCATTAGCCAATGGTTGGTCAGAAGCAGGTAAGCTTACAATAGTGGAAGAATTTGATTTTAACACACTACCCTATCAGTTAGACAACATCATTGAGAGTATTGCTACTCCAAGTGCATTCAATATGGATCACTTAGAGATCGAACCTCGAACAGTTGGCGATGAAGAGACTAGTCCAAACCCTAGCTTCGTAAATCACAAGCTGAATGATATGTTTATCTTCAACAATAGATTGGGATTCCTGAGCCAGAATAATGTGATAATGAGTCGCATTGATGAGTTCACTACTTTCTTCAGAACATCGGTGGCAACATCGTTAGCTGCAGATAGAGTTGATCTCAAGGCAGCAGTACCTAGTGCTAGATACACCGACTTACACTCAGCAGTACCTTTTGAAACGGCTATCATGCTGTTCGGAGATGCTGCACAATATGTTCTACAAACCACTACAGGTTTTGATGTGACCAAGACTAGCCTTCAAACTTCTACGGAATATGAAGCGTCACGATTGGTTGCTCCGATTAACCTAGGTGCATCTGTATACTTTCCAGTAGCACGTGGAGGATACTCAGGTATCTTCGACTTGTCACGTAAAGACGGTATTGGATTAACTGCTGAGGAAGCTACACATCACATCCCTACTTATATTAGCGGTGAAGTTGTGGAGATGACATACAGCTCAGTTGAGAACATTCTATTCGCTAGAACTAACACCGATAAGAGAACTATCTATGTTCAAAATAGATTCATTCGTCAAACCATTCTTGAACAGAATGCTTGGCATAAATGGACAGTACCTAATGACCTATTGTATATAAATGTTCAAGGATCACGACTGTACATCTGTATGGTTGCTGACGATGGGATTTCTTTGATTAGAACTTCTGTGGACATTAGCACAACTAGGATCGTTCAGGATGATACTCTGGTTATTGGCTTCTTACCATACCTAGACTATTTGAAATTGATTCCTCAGGGAGATGTGGTTGTCGTAGACGACTATACAGACTACTATGTAGCACCTGAGAATGAAGAACTAATGGTTGGTGTGGATGAGCATGGTAGTCAGTTTATTGGATTAGATGCAATCAATGAAGCACTGGTGGATGCTGATATCTATGTGGGTGTACCATATAGATTCTCATATACATTCAGTGAACAAGTTCCAGCTCAGACAGGTGATGGTCAACGTACTGTTTATCAGTATGGTCGCCTATCCTTACGAAGCATGAAGGTTTCATTTGTTAACACTGGTAAGTTTGATGTGGTGATTGCGCCTACAGGACGTAATCCTTACACTAACTACTTTACTGGAACGATTCTAGGAGGCATAGCAAGCTTACTAGGACGTATCAATATTGCAACAGGTGTCTACAAGTTTCCTGTTAACGCTAGATCAAATGAAGTAACAATAACAATACAATCGAGTTACCCTTATCCTTGTACGTTTAATACGTGCGAGTGGCAGGGACTCTTCACAAACAATGCAGGAAGGATGTAATATGAAGATCATTGGAATATCAGGTAAGATGGGAAGTGGCAAGTCCACTCTGGCAAATCACATAATGAATAAATATGAAGATGTCGTAGTAGAAAAAGTCGCTGCTGACTTATATGCTATCCAAGACTTTATCTATAAACGAACTGGACTGACAATGGTGGGTGAAAAAGATCGTGACTTATTAATCGCTATCGGTATGTGGGGGAGAGGTAAATCTTCTTCCCTATGGACTGATAGCTGTTTTAACAGAGTCTCTAAATTAGAAAACAACATCGTTATAATTGACGACATCAGATTCCCTGAGGAAGCTCGGAGAGTAGAAGAACTTGGTGGACTACTAGTGCGTCTTGAAGGCACACAACGTGGAGCCAACGTCGATCCTAAGTCATTTACAAGCTCAAGTGAAACCGCCCTAGATGATTGGGACTTCACTCATAGAATCTCTAACCTTGGTACACAGGAAGAGACAATTAGTAAACTAGAACAAATATTAAACTCGGAGGTACACAATGTATCAAATGGCAGCAAAAGCCGCTAAGGTAGGATTGGATATGTATGCTGCAGGTGAAGCAGCTAAAGCTAAGCAGCGTCAGGATATGGCGAATGCTAAGCTAGCTATGCAAGCACGAACCACCCAAGGTAATCGTGAAGGTCAAGCTTTCATGACTAATATGCAGAATCTGAAAGATCAGAACACTGCAGATAATTTCAACATCTCAATTGCATCAGCAACAGCTAGGGACAATCTAGCTATGTCCACAGCAGGATCAGGTATTGCAGGGGCATCAGTTGATGAACTTAGCAACCAGATTACTAGAGCAGTTGGTGCAGACAGAGTAGCAGCTAAACGCTCTATGAACTCAGCACAAGATGCAATGAATCAACAACGTATTCAATCAAACGAAAACCGCATTGTCGAAGCAGAGAATGCTTATGTACATGACTACACAGCAGACCTACAAGCAGCGTTCTTAAACTCTGTTAGTGGTGCAATGAGTATGTAAAGGAGTTATTATGGCTAATGATTTTTATCAGCGTTCGCAACGTGATACTGGTGGAACGAACCAGTCAGCAGTTGCCGGACCTAATATGCAAGAAGCTATTGCAGGTAATGCAAGAAAAACCCAGAGTATTATAAGTGGTTTAGATGCTCTGGTTAGTGTTGGTGCAGCAGCAAAGAAACATATTGCTGATCCATATGCTAAGAAGAAAACTGAAGAAGCAGTAGTCAAAGGACAAACTAAAGCCATGAATGGTGAAGCTCGTCCTGAGGATACCGACTTCTGGTCAGGTGATGCTCAGCAAGAAGCATATGATGATGTACGTGGTCAAGGATCAGTAGCTGATCTACCTGACTATGTGAATCGCCACATGGCTAACAACTCTGAAATCAAGAAACCTCTAGATGAAATGACTAGAGAAGAAAGACAGAGTTGGATGACTAAAGCTAGAGCTGACTTCTTTAAAGAAAGAAAGATTGATGAATCTCCATATAAGTTACAAGCTGAAGCTCATGCAAACAAATTACTTGATGCTCAGATGGGAGAGATGGATAAACAAGCTTATGCAATACGTGATAGTAAAGCACAAGCAAACGTATCCATGTCAGTAGCAACAACTGTTAATGCTTTTCAGGGTGAACCAGAAGCTATTGATGCAGTTATTGATGCTGATTTAACTAGATACAAACAATCCCTTGGTGATCCTTCAGGGGAAGCTACCAATGGTGCTATCGTAACAGGTCTATTACAATCAGTAATGCAAGAACAACCAAACCTAAAAACCCTAAACTATCTCAAGTCTCCTGAGGCTAAAGCTAGATTTGGACATATGGATGGTTGGGATAAAGCGGTTAAACAAGCAACTGACTTCTCACTATCATCTATCAATGCGGAGAAACTTCGTATTAAAGATGCTACAGAGAATGAGTTCTACGGAAGACTAGGTAACGGTGGCTTTATGAATATAGATGAAGTTAAAACATATCTGGCAGGTACACCTCTGGATAATAGTGATCGCTTTGCCTTAACTAACAAAGCTGCTAAATACCTGAAGACTTCTAATGCTGCTGATGGCTTACAAGGTGCATTCGATGCTAAGAACTTTGGTGTTATGAATGCTGCTAATCAAGAAGATAGACTTGCATCTTTTGAAAGAAATGTAATGCCTAAGAATATGGACCTTGATGTTATTTTGAATGCTCAAGGTGAAGAGACATCTTCAGAGATGACTAAGCAGACCGCATTTGTTAAGTGGGTTAAGGAAGGTTATGACGTTCCTACTCACGTTAAGCAACATCTAAATACAACCTTGTATGCAGGTAACACTCATGCGTGGGATAGACGATTAGCTACATATCAAAGAATGTCTCAGCGATTAGAGCCAACTGGATTGTCTAGACTCTACGATACAGATACCCAAGCATCTCTAGATGAATATGCAGCACTTACTGCTGATGTAGTTATGAAACCAGAAGATAAGAAACAAGCTCTGACCAACTTCATTGAGGGTTCTAAGCGAGATCGTATCACTGGTATGTCCACTAGCTACGCTATTCGTAAAGAGATCATTGATGAAGACAAAGGTATTCTTAAGAGTCTTCAAGAGTTTGCTGCTGAAGGTGGTGGTGATACTATGATGAACTTAAGTGTTGATCCTGATCTTCAACCATATACCACGATGAGAAGTAATGCAGACACCAGTGTTGGTGGATATGCTGTTAAATCTCTTGCAGGTAACTACTCTGTATACCGTAGACAGAATCCTAACGGTGATCCTGAGATTGCTCTGCGTAAAGCTAAGAATGATTTCATCAGTCAAAACCTTTGGGTTGATTGGGCTGATAAGTCTACTTATGTTCCACGTGAGTTTGGTTCTGACTTTGCTGTACGTGGTATGAACTACGTCAAGGAGTCTGGTATCGTAGCACAGCTAGCTATCACAGAAGGTTTACCACAGGAAGTGATTGAACGTAAGATAACTATTGAACCTAGTTCTGATTACCACTCATCAAGAAAACTATCAGTGTTCTATGATGGTATCGAACAGCCTACAAAGTTTACATATGATCAATTTGATAAGAACATAAATACTATGTCTGCAGAAGAACGATTAAAGATTCAAAGAGAAAATTCAGATATGAGAAACTCTCCTGAATACAAAGCTAGACAGGACAAACTCATGAAGTTCCAGAACTCCTTAGGAGCATTTGGATTCATGCCAAATTAATTAATTAGGAGGATAAATGAGACAGTACCCAGATCGTCTTTTGACATCTATCCAGAAGTCAGAAGGTAACGTACAGTCCATCCGTCAAGAAGCAAGTGCTGCTCTTAGAGAGAAGAAGTTGAATAAGTCCACTGGACTATTGAATAGAATCCACCCTAGTAACTCTGGAGAAGGTCTGGTGTGGGGTGCATACTATGATTCAAACGGATTTCTTACAGCAGGATCAGGGACACTGATCAGTAGATTTAAGCGTGGCTCCAAAGAAGAAGCCGCAGATATCTCGAAGTTTAAAACCGCATATGGTATTGACCCATTCAAGATGACTAAGGATCAGGCGAAAGCTTTGATCCCTATCAAACTGGATGAGAACGTAAGTGGGTTTGAAGCTTCCAAGCATGGTAATGGTATTGTCTTTGACAACCTACCTGAGAGTGCTCAGGTTGCTCTAGGTGGGATTGTCTACAACGTAGGTGGTCATACAGTAGGGAACCAAGGTAAGAACTACTGTGCAGCTTTAAAGAAGGCAAACACATCTAAGTCTGCTGCTGATTGGACTAAGTTTGCTACACAGCAACTTAACTTCCACGGCACCAATACTCAGGATGCAGGTGTATATAAGAAGCGTAGAGATGAACATTTTGCACTGGATGATCTAGTCTATGGTCAATCTTCAGTGACTCCTGTTGAAGAGGAAGCACCTCTGATGCTAAGACAGCCTACAACGCTCGAAGCACCTGAACCAGATATGGAGTTTGATAACGTACCATTCATGAACGAACCTGAACCTGCAGAGGGTTCTATTGGTGGTGAGATCATGAATGCTATTAGTCCAGTAGCATCAGCTCAGGCATCTACACTTGATCCAAGTTCAGTACCACCTTTAAATGGTGCAGATACTATGGATGATGATAGTGAATTAGGATTAACAACTCCTATTAACACTCAAGGTACGATGCTACAAGATACAAGATTTGAACAGCAGCAAGCTCGTTTGAATGCTGATAAAGCAGCAGAGGAACGTCCTTTGATGGAGACAGTCAGTAAGTTTGGAGATCATGTGGTTAACTCTTTCATGACTGAAAACATTATTGGATCATCAGCTAAGCAAGCTGTTATTAATTGGAATACAGATAATGAATACGATCCTACATTCCAACCAACTCAAATGCTAGATTACAAAGAACTCGTTCAAGATGTTCCTACTGATAATCTAAAAGACTTACTCGGAGGATCAAACAATGCAGAACAATTTCGTAATCGTGCTATCGGTTTTAAAATTGAGCAACAAGCTCGTTCAGAGATGTCTGACTACATGGGAACAAATCCGATCTCAGGTTTTGTCGGTGTTGGTCTTGCATCTGCTCTTGATGTTACTAGCATGATTCCAGTTGCTAAGGCAGCTCAACTTGCAGGTATCACCAAGACATTCAAAGGTATTCCTTTGCTTGCTAAGAACATTGGTGCTCAGATTGGTGAGAACGTAATTCAAGACTTAGTGCAAGAAAGTATTCTTACATCTAACTCTGACATCCGTAAATGGGATGATGGTGATATTTTATATGGTATGGTTGGCGGTGTGATCCTTGGTGGTGCTGCAGGTAAGTTTAAAACTAACGCAGGATTGAACAAGTTTACTAAGGTAGCTCAACGTATGAACAGTGAGAAGAATCTATCTGGAATTAACAGAATGATTAAGCTTGCTGAGACTAAAGGCATTGGTAAGAAAGGTATTGGAGAGTTAAAAACTATTCGTACAGTTATTGAACAAGGTCTTCAGAAAGAACACCAGAAGGTTGTGATGCTAGAGCTTAAGGCTCGTCAGGAAGTTATTGCTAAAGGTCTTAAAGATAACATGAGAATGGATATTCTTAAGACTCACTCAGAAGCTCTTGATGGTATCAGTAAAGAAATTGAAATGCGTAAACCACAGGTTATCGAAGAACAACTGGCTACCTTTAAAGATCAGAAAACAGAAATCTCTACCCTGTTGCATACTCGTAAGAGTGAATTGAACAAGCAGGTAGTTCCTCTCAAGAAAGAAATTGCTGACCTTAAGAAGTTAGCAAAGAGTTCTGCCACTGAACACAAGATTAAGAAAGCTGTTAAAGAGCTTGACGGTCTTGAGAAGAAAGTCAAGAAGGCTATGGATGATGCTACGGTTAATCATAAGAAATTAAGAATTGAAAAGAATAAGTTTATCAGAAACATGGGTAAAGCAGATGCTATGACCCAAGACCTTAAGGTGCAACAGTTAGAGTTAAGCAAACGAGGCTTGACTGAACAGATGCAGATTATGGTGGCTGAGTTTGATAAATCGGTTGATGATGGTACTCACCCAGACCTTGCAGGCATGTTGGAGACTAATGGTCTTAACAGTATTGCAAGTGACTTAGGTTTACCAGAAGTGTTTAAGGACTTAGATGAGATGGATGAGTTTCTAGGTATCAAGTTTGATGATTCACTATCAGCAGCTAGAGTTAGAATTGAACCATCACAATATATGAAAGCACAGGATGTCAACGAAATGTTTAACAAGACTAATCCTGAACTATGGAATGTAGTCTCTAGACAGTTCCAAGAATCACGTGAGAACCCTGCATTGGGCATTGCTAGCTTCCAAGTTAACAAAGGTTCAATGGCAGCTAAGATTGCAAGAGCAACTAGAATGAATGAACTACTTACTACTGAATCAGTTGTTGGTAGATTTGCTCTGAACAAGTCTGCACTTAAATGGTCTAAGAATGAGTTCGCCTCTGCCTTCTACAATTGGGCAGCACCAGATGGTGTTGGTCGCTTGAATGGTGGTAAGCTCTCTGTAATTGAAGCACAACAAATGTTACAAGCTACCTATGGTGGTGAGTTACGCACTTCGTTTAACAATGCTATGGATGCCATGCAACCACATATGTTGAGTAACAAGATGCTTAGGAATGACCTAGGATTACCTAGTAATGATCTAGCAGCTAAGCTCATGATGACTGAAGCTTACTTCCCTGAGAAATTCTCTGATCTGTTAAGAGATGAGATGATTGAAGTTGGTAATGCTAAGATCAAATCT